TGACGCTGGCCCATCTGCATTCCGTACAAGCGCTGCGCTTCGTTGCCAGCGATGTCCAGGGCATTAAATCGCTCTGCCGCCTGACGCTGCGCAAGATCGTCTAGCGCGCGCTGATAGCCTTCGGTGCCGACCTGGAATCCTTGATTGCTGAGTTGCGTCTCGAGCTGCCGCCGTGCGTAATCTTGCTGCGGCTGCATACGCGTAATCAAATCATTGGCAATGCGATCGCGGTAGCTGGCATCGAATGCCGGCATGGCGGGATTGTCGACCGTGTTCAATCCGCGCTGCACAGCCTCCTGGCCCGTTCGGCCAGCAATGCCACCCATCATGGACGTAAATCCCGTGTTGACACCTGTCGGCGCTACGCCACGCTGAATGTCGCCAGCCATGCTGTTGACGCCCATCTGCGGGCCACCAAAGCCAAAGCCGCTAACGTAGCTTGTGCGGCCGACGTCCGTTTGCAGCCCTGGCACATAGTCGGCGGTTTGCGTCTGCAACTGCGCGGGCGTGCCGGCTGATGTCAAAGCAGGTAGATTTTGCCAGTCAAACGGTTGACCGTATTCATTGGCCACGCGCTGCATAAAACCAGACGCCAAATCGCTGCGGCCTTGCTGAATGCCAAGCTGCGATTCCAGTGCCTGCTGCAACGGCTCTGCAAGCGTCGTGTTCTGCGTCCACTGCGTCACCATGTCGCCGGTCGCAGGATCGCGCACGGCAGCAGTGTCCCAAGTGGTCGAACCAAACGGCGTGTTCTGTATAGGCCGGTTGGCGAAGTTCTGCATGTTGAGGGCTTCTTTCGACAGTTCCCCCTGCAACTGTGCTGCGCCGACGTAATCTGGCGGCGGCGGTGCTTTACCCTTACTCATTGCAACGTCTCCTTCAGATAGCGGCAGTCTTCGCGACGCATCTCGAGCAACACGCAGTCAACCGTCTCTGCAATCTGCTTAAACCCAATTTTTTTGTTGAACCTAATTGCCTTGTCAAAATCTTTTGGCGTCAAACCATAAATTGCTTTCACGCCAATAGACTCAAACGGATATTCAAATGCTGCTGTCAACAGTTTCTTTGTTAACGAATGCGGCGTGTCGAACGCAACGTGCATAAAACAGCTTTCGGGAGTCCATGAGCCAAACGCCACAGCGGCTGCAATCTCGCCGTTGTCGCGGATAGCCGCAATCGTCCGCAAGTCCGTCGACCAGGGGATCTGAGTTTGTTGACTCATCCATTGCCATATCACGGGTGGCTCGCCTTGTTTGTCCGTTACTAGCTTCATCGCAAGAAATTAAAATACATAGGGTTCATCATTAACTGACGCTCAATTTCTTCAGGCGTCACTTCACGATCTGCCACATACATTGCTTCTATTTCTTCCAGCGTTTCCGGCAACATTGGAAGCACAAACTCTTCAGGCAATGGCTGTAGCGGGCTTACTGGCAAAATGGGCGATGGCTGCACAGGCGGCGCGACGCGAGGTGCAGGCGGGGGTGGCGGCGGGGCCATCTGAGGTTCGTCAACTTGGACAAAGTTAAGGCTGTCCAAATCGAACCCAGGCTCGTACATGTCAACAGGAGCCATTGGCGCAATGTCTTGTGGCACTTCAATGGTCTGCGCAACGTTTGCCAATTCAGCAAAATCGTCCGGCGTCACCGTTTCAAAACTGCGCGTTACATTGGCAGGCGGCGGTGGCGGCGGCGGTAGAGGAGGACTTACAGGCGCATTGACGTATTGATCAAATTGATTGGGGCCAAACTCTTCGGCCATGCGTGACATGGCTTCTTGCATGTTCGGCGGCAAGCCGTTTAGCGGGTTAAAGCTAGTTCCCAATATGTCGCGCATGCGCTCTTCCGCGACTTGCCTTTCCGTCATGCCCTGCGACTCAATTCGCTCCGGACGGTTCAAGCGCACACGCTCTGGTGGCGTGAAGCTGATTGGCGTTGTGTTCGGGTTTTGCATCCAGCCATAGTTCAACGCCATAGGGCCAACGCCCATTGCTGGCCCAGATCCCATGACAGGCGCTGCGGGGGCGTTGCCCCGCAACGATGCAATCAAAGAACTTTTGTAGCCTTCCGCCATTACACCACTCCGCCTAGCTCAGTCATCATGTGCGACGACGTAAAGATCGTTCCAGACAGTCCACGCACACGCATACGCAACGAGCCGTAGTAGCCCAGCCCCGTCGTGCCAATCCAAGCCTGGTAACTGTTATTGCTACCGACCCATCGCGCCACGTTCCAGTTACTTTGGTTCCAACGCGAGTCAATCGTTTCAGCGAACGACGGCGAGCCTGCGGTATTGCTAAACGTAAACTGCGTGTTGACCTGCACTTTGACCGACGGCGCAGCAGGGGCAATAAAGATCGGACGCGCCAGGCCAAACTTCTTTAACTGTGCTGGCGTGCCAAACGCGTTAAACGCTGTTTGCACGTCGCCTTCTATGGCATTGGCTCCACTGCCGTCTGTTTCGACGCCGTCTGCAGTGCCAAACAATCCGCGAGCTACGCGGCCATCTTCGGTGCCAAAGTAAAGCTGTCCGTTAAGCAACGCGCAGCACGACATGGGCATTCCTGAAAACGTACACCACGATCCCGTGTTAACGTTCATGGCGAATTGCTGATAAATGCCTGCATTTTCCGGTAGCTTGATAACCAACACGTCGCTGTCTGGCACGACAAACACGTCCCAAGACAGCTCATCCTTTAGTTCTGATACAAGCGGAACCAACACAGATTGAATTTTTTGCGATGGCCCTGGCAGGATTTCACTAAATTGACCATTGACCAGTCGCGACACCGGCACCAACCCAAGCGTCGACACAATCATCACGTCGCCGCCATAGCCTGTGAAGAAACGCCCGTAAGTCGGCACTGGCCCGACGTACCACACGCCCTGCAATCGAAACGAGTTAGCGTTTGAGGGATCAGTGCCTTGCCATACGCCGACGTCGCCCTGCGAGCCGACGACAACCAAATGGTCATCAACGCCTACACCAGCGTCTAGCGTCCAGTTGATAAGACCGCGCACATATCCGCCGTTACGCAACAGCGAACCCATTTCAAACGACACGGCAGTGCCGGCAATCGCGTCAACGGTATCTAAGTACCAAATCTTTGAGCTTTCTTTTACCGTAAACCATACGCGCCGCTTCCATACCGCAACCGACGTCAAGTCAGTCGGCAAGTTAGTCGGCGTCTGCTGTACCCAGCCATTTGTCGTGTCGTAGGTGTAATAGCCCGCGCCAGGGGACACCGCCAACAAGAACATGTCTGCGTTGGTCGAAAACTGCGTGACAGACCATTGGTCGCTTTCGGACGACGTACCTGTCACGACCTGCACAGGCGTCGCACCTGTGACGTCATAGATGTTGCCGCCCGCTGCGGCAAAGATTTTATTGTCAGCAGGGTCTGGCGCGTTAAACGTAAAGATAGACTTAATCGGCAGAGACACTGTCGATGACGTGTACTTCCAGCCCTTGCGCAACTGCACGCCGGTCTGCGTCGGAATAAAGTTATCCAGCACCAACGCGTCGTTAGGCGACATGTTGCTAATCGGGTCGCGATAGTTCAGCCCGCCCACAGGCGCAGGCAGAATAAAGGGTTGAGCCACCCTTGCCGCAGCCGACACTCTCGGCTGCTTAAACTGTCTGACAGGAACGAGTGGCATTACGAGCCGTAACCCGTATCAGGGGTGTTAGTCAAAGGCTGGATGTACGGGAAGCGATTCATACGCACCATCGACAGCACGTTTGCTCCCTTTTCATTGCCTTTTCGGTTTTCGTAGTTGACTTGGAAGTCACGCATAGCGGACGACGAATCCAAGCCTTTAATTTCTAGCCACTTGACGCGAGCTAACAGTGTCGTCAAATAAGCGTCTAAAAGAATGACGTCGCCGTTCTTGGTGGCGCGATTCTTGTACAGCGACGAGTTATCCTGGTCGCGCACCCAGGCGACCGACTGGTAATAGAACGTCAGAGTCTGGGCGGACGTGGGTGGCGACAGGATGTAGAGCTTGTTGTCGCGAACTTGCCAATAGAACGACAACGTCGGCAGCGTCTGGCGAATCAGCAATTGCTGCCACATTTGCGGACTAACCGGCCCAATCGCCGGCCACTGCATCGTGCTATTCCACTGCGTTTGATCGAGGAACGAATAGAAGTCCTCGGGCAAATCAAACGCCTTTTCGCTTTGCCCAGGCGAATCCGCAACGATGCTAATGGAATGCGTCTTAGTCAGCTCTTGCCAGTCTGCAATCGACAACAAATCAATGCCGGCCAGATTGACCGACTGCACCATCTGCTGAACAGCAGGATCGGTATCACCTGCCGGATCGGCAGGGGTAGGAAAGCCCACCAGAGCAGCGACGTTTTGAACGATTGCGGATAACGTCGAATCGTCAATGATCTGATAGGCCATTCCCGTGTCTACTCCTCAGTTTGCTTGGACTTACCCTTGGAGTTCATCATTTTGGTCAGCGCTTCAATCTGCGCCTGCATCTCTTCAATCTTGGCATCGCGCTCTTTGAGCTCAAGATTCATCTTCTC